CAGCTTCTACTTTTACTGTTCCAACAAAAATAGCAGTTGATTCTTCTGGAAATTCTTATGTAAGTGGTTATTTTAAAAATACTAGTGGTGGGTATAATGCTTTTGTATTAAAGTATGATACCTCAGGCACTTTACAATGGCAAAGACAAATACAAGATAATCAAGTTGTTGCTAGTCAATCGGACCAAGGACTTAATATTAGTATTGATTCTTCTGGAAATAATTATATTGTTGGTTATTTTAAAAATGCAAATAATGGGTATAGTGCTTTTGTATTAAAGTATAACTCTTCAGGTACTTTACAATGGCAAAGACAAATTTATAATAATCTTATTACTATTAGTCAAGAAGAGTTAACTGGTGTAAAAATAGATTCTACAGGAAATTTATATTTAGCTGGTTTTGCATATAGAAGCCCCTCCTTTCAATTAAATAGTTTTATTGCAAAAGTTACTAATGATGGCCTACACACTGGAGATTGGGTATTTGATTCAACGTTAAGTTTAAATTATTCAGCATCATCAGTACAGGACTCTGCTGGTATTTTAACAGATACTGCTGGTACAATTACTAGCGGAACAGGCACGGCTACTGTTGCAACTTCAACCACAACTAGTAGCACTTCTAGTTTAAATAATATAAAAATATCTGTATAGGTTTAAAAGTTAACGTTAACGCTTTACTTAACCCAACACATTCCAACATCTGCAGTAGGTCTTAAATTAGATACCTTCCAACCACCGTCTTCCCAAATATGATGGTTTTTAATAACCCAGTCATCTAACCTAAAGTCTTTTATTGGGTACCAAACATCTGGTTCCTGCAAATGATGCTCGATGAACTGTGGGCCTACCTTTGTGTAACCAAGCTGTTTAAGGTACTCAATTTGACTTTGGTGCTCACCAATAGTTACGTTAGTCCACTCAAAGGCAAGCTTTCCGTAATGTTTAGTCATACCATTAAATACAGACCACTCGGCACCCTCTACGTCTATCTTAATTAAATCAGGCGCCCCGTATAGATTAACAAGAGAGTCCATAGTTATGGTATTTGCTTTTACAGTACGGTACGGCTTGCCCGCGTACGGCATAGTTGAATCAGTAAGCCAGTCTTTGTTAAGTGTAGAAAGCCCATCTTCTTCAGCTTCGTAGAACTCTATGCTTTCATTATCTGAGTAAGATACGGCAACCTTAATAGGAACTACATTAGGGTTATAGATAAAGTTCTTTACTAGCTCAGCGTAGATTTTAGGAGCTGGCTCACAGGCAATAACCTTATAGCCTTTAGATAAACCAGCAACTGTAGCGTCTCCACGGTTAGCGCCTATATCAAATAGTAGCAAGTCCGACCCTTTCCATATTAGACCTAACGGCATTTTTATATTCATCAACTAGGTCGTAAGAAGATAAATTATTTAAAATAGTTTGGCTTTCTTCTTTGCGACCAATCCACCAAGCAGAAACAGCTTTTTCAAACTCTAAACAATATTTATCTAAATATCCAATGTTGGATGGTAGCGCTGGTGCCCCTACCTTAGATAACCCAACCTCAGCAAACGTGTAACACTCCTGCCAGTTACCTTGGCGCTCATGGAACTGTGCCAACACAAACCAAGCGTCTGGGTACGATGGGTCGTACGCTATGGCTTGTAGAATGCAATTACTTACAGTATTAACCCTGTCGTTCTGGTCTTCAAAGCACCGAGCCACTTTTAATAGGGAGTTATAGACAAGCACCCCACTGCCATATTCAGCCGTTCTTAGATAGAAAGATACTGCTGATGCTGTTTGGTTTAGGCGCTCATACTCAACGGCGCAATCAAAGTTAAGTTGTGGGTTAAATGGGTCTTTAGATAGAAGTACTACTAAGTCTTCAATTTTCATAAACAAGCGCCTCCATAATCAAGTCTTCTACTACAGCTTTAGGAGTCCTTAGTATAAACGCAGCGTTGTCTTGGAAGCCAAAACTAATAAGCAAGTCTCCCTCAAACACCGAAGCGCCTACGCAGAACTCTATACGACCATCCAAAAAAGAGAAAGGCTTGGACAGACCAACAAAGTTAAACTGCTCATCCCATACGCATACCCGATGGCGATATATTCCATCTTTTTGTTGAAGGTAGTTTTTAAATAGGTTTACTTCATGGGTAATAGATATGTACATAGAGCCCCACTTAACAACATGAGATGAACCGCGTTGGTCTGCTGGTGAAGGCGGAGTCTGCTTTAACGCAACCTGTGTAGAACTAGGCTTGTCTGGGTCAGCCTGTACTAGCTCTGTAGGCATTGTCCATTTAACAAAGTGATACGGCTTATCGTTTACAGGAACCCAATTCTTTTCACAGTAAGAGTCGTCTGGTCCTGGGGCTGGTATACGAACACGTTTAACTTCTTTGGCGCTCCAAGATACTTTATCAAGTTCTATTTTGGAGTACTCCATGCGCCCTTGACCATGGGTTGTTGTATCTCGCCTAACACCCACTAAATAGTAAACACCTTCCCACTGCACAATGCGCGCATCTTCTAAACCTACAAACTCCCAAATAGGCTCGTGAAGATTAAGCATCTCTACCTTTGTATAAGCAACCATCTCCAGGTCCTTATTAAGATGACATAGGTAGTTCTCTGTTACGAGCCTGCGGTCTTTCTCTGGGTGCAAATAAGAAAGCGGCCCCCAGCGTGAGGGAAACTTTTGATTGTTCTCTGCATGGTAAAGGGTGTAGTTAACATGTCGTAGGTTTACTAGTATGTCCCCATCCGAATCAATAAAGACAGATGGGTTCATTAATCCAGTGCCAGCTGTTAAACCCTTAGGTATTACAAGAGGGGCTAGCTTGCCTCCGTTAGATACTGCTTTCTGTACCATATTCATAAGCGCAGTCTAGCAGAGAGATTTGCCGTATTCTATAAGCATGTCCCGCGCCTGTAGCCCTGGTGGTCGTTTCACCTCAGACTTTGAAGCCAACGCTATCTCTTCTGGTATTGATATGGACCTAAAGAAACCAGTAGGAACTTCCGCGCTTTGGTACTACTATGACGATACCAACTCTGTAGTAGACCCAATCTATGACGTAGGTGCGCACACCCCATACTCACCAGCTCAAGGTAGAGTCTGGCATGGGCCCTTTACTATTCCTCTTATTAAGGCCGTTATCAGCCAAGGAAGCACCAAGATTTCACAGGCTGGTTTCTACAATGCCGATACCCTTCACCTCACTATCAATTCTAAGGATATTGAGAAGATTATCCCTGGGGTTATGACCAACCCAGATGACCAGAACCGTAGCCGCGTGGTCTGGAAGAATGAAGTATTCCGTCCATTTAACGTACAACAGCGCGGTATTATTAGTGAGGGCTTTGTGCTCTTGACCGTAGAATGCTCACAGGTAATGCCTGAGGAAATGGTTAATGACCCACAGTTCTTATCATTTAGTGACAACCCACTATAGGAGCAAATATGGCAGAAAAAATGAAGGGACCTAAGAAGGTCAAAAAGGTTATGGGTGAGTACGGCAAAGGCAAACTACACTCTGGTAAACCTGGACCTGGTAAAGGACCTGTTGTAAAGAATAAGAAACAAGCTGTTGCAATCGCTATGTCAGAGGCTGGCATGGCTAAGTCGAAAGGAAAGAAATAATGTGTGCTACATGCGGATGTATGGGCTCTAAGTCTAAGAAGAAGCTCTCCCCTAAGCAGCAGAAGATTGCTGGTTCTGCGGCCCCTAAGGGTAAGATTACTGGAGCTGATTTTAAAGCTCTTAAAAAGAAAGCAGGTAAGAAGTAATGTGCGCTAAATGTGGATGTGGATGTAAGGCTGGAAAGCCAGCAAAAGGATGCAAGTGCACGTGTGCAACTTGCAAGGCAGCGCGAAAGAAGTCTAAGTAATGAAGACCCCATCTTATCTAAAGGGTAAGTACACAGAGTCTAAGGATAAGAAGAAGGACGCTGCTATGCTCAAGAAGTCTGGTCTAGATAAAGACGAGCGCAAGGAATTTGAAAAGAAGGACAAAGCGCACGGAGCTAAGAAGAAGCCAAAGACTATGGCTGAGGACAAGAAGATTGATGCCAAGATTATAAAGGGCCTCAAGTCCAAGGAAAAGAAGGAAAAGAAGTAACTGGTTAGGCCCCCAAATTGGGGGCCTTTCCTTTATCCTTAGAGTAGTTCTCATGCGGGGAACTATGTAGTACACTTGCGTTTCACATTGCTTATTTAGGAGTTTGTCATGTCTGACAAGGTTTTTAAGGCTACTGATGAAGTAGGTCTTATACGGGGTATGTCTCAGCACTTCCCTGAACCTCAGACAAACGTGGAAACCGTGTACGCACTTGGCGCCGCATATCTCCTAATCAAAGCGATAAGCAATGCATTCACAAGACCGTAGCCTTCAGTTTGCCGCAACAGACGCGGCACAGATACTTCAGCCTTTATTAGAAGAAAACCTACAAGAAGCTGCCAGAACGGCAGACTGGCCTGAAAACATAGTTAACTCTTTAACCGTTGATTTTGACGGAGATAATCTTTTAATTAAATACCCAGACGAATTAGCTGGGGAAATTGATGACCTTGAATACGGAAAGCCATACGGGTTGCCTAAGCCTGCGCTCCGTTCTTTTATATATAGCAGTGAGGCTTACATCAAAGATGTATTGGCCCTTCGCACACTTGATTTAATCCTAGACGCGGAAGGGGTACTTTAATGGGTAATCCATTTATTATTGCGGAAGACCTAGCGCTTAAAACACTTTTGGCTGGTATGGTGGTTGGGGATGATGCCAACCCAGCTCGTCAAGTAAAAGTGTGGTTTGGCTACCCAGATATTGAAGTCCGTGACCAAACGTTTCCATTTATCACAATTGACCTTATTGACATCATTCCAGCAAACAACAGACAGCACTCTGGGGTTCAATACGACAGTGATAACAATGGAACTATAGCTCCAGTAGAAGGAACCTACTATTCATATGACATACCTGTGGCGTACGACCTTGTGTACCAGGTCACGTCTCACTCTCGCCACCCGCGCCATGACCGCGCTCTTATGTACCAGCTACTAAATAAGTTTCCATCAAAGTACGGAAAGCTAGCAGTCCCTAACCAACTTGGTACTGAGACTGCTTACCGCTCTATGTTCCTTGATGGATTTGTAAAACGTGATGCGACAGATAGCGAAACGGGTAACCGTAGACTTTTGCGCAACACACTCACAGTCCGAGTGATTAGCGAAATGTCCCCATATGTTGCTGGACAGCTTATCAAGTCAGTAGAGACTGTGGTACTCGACAACATTTCGTATACCCTAACTGGAAACTATCAGGCTTAACAGATGAAATTACTGATTACAACTAAGGAGATAATCTAATGTCATACGACCGCCCAGGGGTGTACGTTCAGGAAACGTTAAATCCTGCACCAGACAACCCTATTTCTAACTCAGATACCGTTGGTGCCTTTGTAGGCCCTAACGACCGTGGACCTGTTGTTCCTACCCTAGTTACTTCTTGGAGTGACTATGTAAACAAGTACGGTTCATGGAACAAAACAGCTAGCAACGATTTGGCGCTTGCTGTGTATATGTTCTTTGCTAATGGAGGGCGTCAAGCATACGTACTAAGAGTTGTAGGCGCTGGAAGCGCTTCAGGCTCACGCACACTTCTTGACCGCGCAGGTACTCCACTTAATACCCTCACACTTACTGCAGTAAATCCAGGCGCTTGGTCTACCAACAGCGGAACTTACTACGGTATTTCTTTCTCTGTAACTAACTCAAGAAAAGCTGGTTACTTTGACCTAACTGTATACTTTGGTGGAATTACAACACCATACGTAGTTGAGAAGTTTACAGACCTTTCAATGACTGAAACTGATGCTAGATACGCACCAAGCGTAATTAACGCTGGCTCACGTTATCTTATAGCTACTGATGAGGGCTCATCTACAACAGGAGCTAACAGAAACCCAGCTTTAATATCTGCATCTTCTGGCTCACTTACTGGTGGCCTTGATGGAGCAGCAGTTACTTCTGTAGTTGATTACTCATCTTTTGATACAATCCACTCTTCAGTACTATTGAACGTAGCAGGCTTTACAGATGTTACAACAATAAATGCTGCTATTACTTACGCAGAATCTAGAAACGATTTGTTTGTAATTATTGATGGTATTGCACCAACAAATTCTACAGAAGATGTAGCTACAACCACTTCTAATCAACTTATTCAAGCTGCGCTATACACACCTACAGCATTTGCTGGTGTGTACTACCCACGACTAAGCATCCCAGATGTAACTAAGGGTGTTGGCTCAGCCACTGGAGCTACAAAGCTTGTAGGACCTGGTGGGGCTGTTGCTGGAATCTTTGTTGCAACAGATACTTCTCGTGGAGTATTTAAAGCACCAGCTGGACTTCAGGCACGTATTGCTAACGCAGTATCTGTAGCTGCTCTTACAAACGCACAACTTGATGACCTTAACTCATCTGATGCTGCGGTAAACGCAATTAAGTACGTTCCAGG